TGAGATCAAGGCCCGCAACGACGAGATCGTCTTCGTCAGCGAGAAGCTGAAGGAGCTGGCGGCGCTCCAGCAGCACTACTCGCGGATCATGTCGATGCTTGGCAACGAGAAGACCGCTTTCATTCGCAACATCTGCAAGCAGCATGGCCTCTCGGACAACGAGGAGTTCAACTGCGATCTGGATCGGGGACAGATCATGCGGATGGCAATCCAGGTGCCACCGTCGGTCCCGGAGCTGAAGGCGGTTGAGCCAGAAGCCCCAGTCGAGAATGGCGAGCAGCCCGCCGTGGAGAAGCTGCCCGAATAACGAGGGTTTCCGATGGCAACCGTCGCGCGCGGTGGAGAGATCACACTCAGGGCGCTCTATCGAAATGGAGCTGGTCTCCCGGCCGACGGGGACAACGTCACGATGTCGCTCCGCAACCCGGACGGCGACATCGTGTATGGGCCGTTCGTCATCCCACCGATCGTCGACGAGCCCGGCATAGGCGCCTACAGCTACCTCTGGCAGACGCTCTCGAACGAGGAGCTCGGAACCTGGTCGGCGGAGTGGTCGGGGCAGATTGCTGGCGGCGACGTCAGTGGCTCAGAGTACGTCGATGTTGTCGTGGCGGGGACCGTCACGGGGCCAGCGGTCATCGTCGGGGGTCGGAGCCCCGGCTACATGACCCCGCAGCGCTTCAAGAAGGCTGGCTTCGGCATCGGGCTCAACGGGGTTCCGGACCACGAGATCAGGGCGAACCTGCTCCGCTCGTCTGCTGCGGTCGACGCGTTCTGCAATGTGCCTCTGACGCCACAGCGCTACTCGTTCAAGGGTGGGGAAATCATCGGCGAAGAGCACGAGTGGGGCCGGAATAACCAGGCGGCACGGGTCTACCCGTTCCACACGCCGCTGAAGGCGATGTCCGCGATGCGGGTCCTGGCGACGGAGTCGACGTTCATCGATTTCCAGCCAGAAGACGTCTTCGTCAACAAGCACGGCGGCTACATCGAGATCATCAACTTCGCGCTGAGCCAGATCGGCATCTGGGGCGCGGGCAACGTCCCACAGCTCGGGCTGTTCAACCCGGTCGCGCGGATCGACTACTCCTACGGCCACCAGTTCCCGGTGACGGACGAGCCGCTCATGGCGACCGATACGACCTCTGGCGACGAGGCGACGGAGTACATCGCCTCGGTGGGCTGGTGGGACACCGACCAGGACATCGTGCTCAAGCTCGACGACGTGGTCGTCTCGGGCGGCTACACCATCGACCCAGACAGCGGGATCGTGAAGCTCGATGATCCGATCTCGACCGCCTCGCTTCTCTCCGCATCGTTCGTCTACAAGGTGCCATGGGAGGTGCAGGAAGCAACGGGGATCGCCGCGAATGCCTTCCTGGGCGAGCGCAGCCTCGCTGCAAAGGGCCTGACGGGTCTGGAGTCACTGGAGATCGAAGAGGTCCGTGTGAGGCGTGTGGGCTCGCGTAGCGGGGCCGAGCGAGGGATTGAGCTGCCCGCTGCGGCGCAAGCCCTCCTGGGCGGCATGAACTTTATGACGATCCGGGGTGGATCCCGGTGAGCGGGCCGCTGGTCTCCCAGTCCGAGATCGAGAGCCTGCGGGAATATGCCCTGACCGGCATGCAGACCGAGATCCAGATCTTCCGCAAGGTCTCGGTGGCGGGTGACTACGGCGACGACGAAGAGTCGTTCTCGAGCACGCCCGACGCGGTCGTGATGGGCTGGTTCCGCAACGCCCCGAACCTCAACCTGACCGACGAGATGGGGGCACTGCAACAGATCGATGATGGACGCCTCTTCGTGCCTGTCGGCACAGACATCTCTCGCGGCGACAAGGTGGTCATCGAGGGCAACGCCTGGTCGGTGATCGACACCAGCGAGGAGAGCACCTACAAGGTCCTGCTGCGGGCTTCTCTGCGTCGGGAGAGCTAACCGATGGTCCGGGTGGTTCTCGAGGTCACGGCCAGTGCCGAATCGATGAGGAGCATCGAGAACGGCATCTACGATGCGCTTGATGAGGCTGTCAGCAACACGCTGGCCTACGGTGAGACGTTCGCCAAGCGCAAGGCTCCTGTGCGGAAGGTCACACGGCGCGGCGTGCCCGCACGGACACGGGAGCTCACCCAGGGAGAGATCGCCGAGCTGCCGGACTTCGCCCGGAAGGGTCTCAATCCGGTCACTGGCAGATCGATACGGACCGGGGAGCTACCGAGGACGACGACCCGCATTGCCGGAGCAGCGAGGCTGGTTCCAACCGCTCGCATCAGGGGCAAAACCTACAAGCTGGGCGGCGAGACAGGGCGAGATGTCAGGTACACCGAGAGCGGTGAGCCGAAGATGCGGAACGAGCGGTTCGCTCAGCTTCTCAGCTCGAGGGGCAACTACGAGCTCAGGAGCGGCCGCGGGGTCTACACCCGGCAGCTCACGGCCATGGTGGGAACCACCCTCCGACATGCCGAGCGATCGACCCTGGGGGGTCGACTGCGGGGAGAGATCAACTCGAAGATCACATCGTTCGCGACGAGGGGTGGGATCGCGGAGGGGATCCTGGAGAGCCCCACCGAATACGCCCAGTACGTCGAGTTCCCCACCTCGCGAACTGCGGCGCAGCCATACATTCGACCAGCTCGAGAGGCGATGAGGCCGAGGCTGATTCGCAACATCGAGCTGGAAATGAGAAGGGTCGGAGGGTAGGCGATGCCACCGAGGAACATCGCTCCAACCTCCGGTCCGGTCGAGAAAGCCCTCGTGGCGAAACTTCGCGCCAACACCGCGATCAGTGACGCAGCCGTCGGCGGCATCCACGAGGGAGTCAACGCGCGCAAGACGATCGTCTATCCCTACATCGTGTACTCCCCGGCCTTTCTCCCGATCGAGAGGGCCTGGGGCTCGGCGATGTTGGTCGGGGGATGGGACATCATCGCCTACGCCATGGTTCCGGACGAGGCTAGAACCCTCGACCAGCTCATTACCGACGAGCTCGATGACGGTGAGCTCTCGGTCCCTGGGCTTACCACCCTAATCGTCAGCCGCTCGGAGGAGCTCGCGCTCCCGTCTGATCGGAATGCCGAGGGGAAGAAGGTTGCTCGCAAGGGGGCGACCTATTCCATCTGGGTAGACCAGAACAACCTGGAAGCGGAATACGAGTAGGGAGATACCATGGCTGCCAACGAAGGCAAGAAGATCCACGGCAAGAACGGGGCGATCTATCTGAACAACCCCAAGGGTGGACCGGGAGCGGTCAAGGTGGCAGCCAAGGCGGGCTACACCCTGAACCTGGGCCGCGACTACGTCGAGGCCACCACCTTTGGCGACACGAACAAGACCTACCTCACGGGCCTGAAGGACGTCTCCGGGACCTGGGAAGGGCTCATGGATGTGTCGGGCGACCTCCTGGTCAACCTGACCGACGAGGACGAGACGCCGGTCTACCTGTACGCCGACGATCGGGACGGCTTCGAGATCCTGCTCGCGCATGGGCCGGGTCTCTTCGACAGCTCGATCAACGCGTCCAACGCGGACGCGATTCGGTGCAGCGGCAACTTCCGGGCTGCGGCGGCCTGGACCGTGCTGAGCGGCCTGTAAGAGCCGCTGCCAACGGGGGCGGAGGGGAAGCAGGACGTCTCCGCCCCCAACCTCAACTCCGACAGGAGAAGGACCAATGCCCTTCGGGCAGATTCGTGGGAAACACGGAGACGTGTCGATCCCATCCATGGGCGCCGTCGTCGGACGTTTCGATGGCAAGGACGGATATTGGGTACTGAAACGGCATGAGAGTGGTCAGCAGCAGGGCAAGCCTGTGGTCTACCACTTTCATGCCGTTTTGTCGTACCTGCATCGCGGCCTGTACGACGACCCGCGCTTCACCAAGCGGCTCACCATCAAGGTGGGCTCAGAGCTGTTCCGGGTAGAACCGATCGAAGGCCAGCGAATGGTGCTGACAGGTCGGACCCTACAGTCAGAAGGAGTGAACCTGTGGCCGGTAGAACCAACCTGAAAGAAGTCTCCACGCTCGCAGAGGTCGAGCAGCCAGGCACCATCAGCTACCACATCCGCGGCAAGCTGTATGAGATCAACGAGGTCGAGGCGGGCGACTACGAAGACGCCGCGCGCCTGGCGACCAACGAGGAAGAGGGCACCACGGACATGGCCCTGCTCACCAAGTTCCTGACGCTCAAGGCGGTCAGGGTCGACGGTGAGGAGCTGAATCCCGATGCCTGGGGCAAGGAGAAGTTCCCCGTCGTGAACCGGGTCCAGAACGACGTGCGTCGCCTGCACTACGTCGAGATGGAGACCGACGAGGAGAAGGCCGATCGCAAGAAGGCCGAGGCCAAGGCCGCGGCTGCTGACGCGAAGAAGAAGCCGGAGGGACCAGACCTCCCAAACTCCTGACCTGGGGCCAGATCTTCTTCATGGAGATCGCCCGGGCATTCCCGCAGGTGGGCAGCGCGGCCGATGTGTCGCACTGGCCCACCCGGAAGTACAAGAAATATCGCGCCTACCTTCTTTGGATCCGCAAGGTGGAGTCGTATGGCGGCTCTCGGGACGAAGAAGAGGCAGACGACGGCACACCGCGCTGGTGGGTCGAGGGCTCCGAGGACACCCCGTCCTGGGAGACTGAATCGTTCGAGCGGGTGAGGTAAAGCCCATGGCGGGCGAACAGATCAAGGGCATCGGCGTCAAGGTCACGGCCGACGCCTCCGAGATCAAGAACGCGTTCAACACGGCAGTGAAGGGTCTTGAGAACAAGACCCTTCAGATGAAGCTGTCCGTCGTCAAGGACGCTTCGGTCGATCGGGTCTTGAAGGAGATCCGGCAGACCAGGGTCTCGGTCGACGTTGCCCTGCATCCCACCCGCGACACGATCCGCACCATCCGGCGCGACTTCAAGGACGCCATGGCCCGCGAGGGTGGCCTGCCGGTCCCAATCTCCATCAAGGCCATTACCCAGGCCGAGGGGAAGCGGATCAGGCAGGCCATCGTCGACTCGATCGGCACGCCGGAGATCACGGTCATCCTCAACCCGCAATGGGCAGGTGGTGGCTCCGCAGCGGGGATTTTCGGCGGACACGGCGGCACCCCCGGTGGAAGCGTCGCAGGAGGCCCTGCGCGGGCCGCTGCGCCCCCTTCGGCACCCAGGACGGCTGCGGGGGTGCGGAGCGGCGTCAGCACCCGGCTGGCGAGCTTCCAGCGCCAAGCTGACGAGGCACAGACCGAGTGGGAGAACCGGCTACTGAACAGCCGCGTTGTCCTGCTTCAGCGTGCAAACACTGCGAACAAGCAGCAGACGCGGACCAAGGCCGCCAAGGCACTCGCGGAGATCGACAAGCAGCTTGGCGCGATGCCGTTCGTCAGCGTCATTGGTGCGCCCCGCACTGCGGGAGGCACGGCTACGTCGACTGCCGAGGCTCCCACTCGACCCAACCGCGGTGGGCTCATCTCGCCGAACGTCGGGCTGCCAACAGGTCCGACTGACTGGGAGAAGGTCGCTCGGATCTTCTACCAGAACGTCTCGCGGCGACAGCTCAGCACTCCTGCCTTTGTTGGTGGTGAGTTCCCGCAGGAGGGGCTCGATCAAGGTACGGGCCGGTTCCGGGGCCTGAACGGACGGTTTATCAGTCGGACCGCCTACCAGGAGAACCGCCGCGGACGCGATCGCGGCCAGCGGACTCAGATGTCCTTCCTCCAGCCGGGCCTCGATCTCACTCCGGAAGAGATCGAAGGACGCCGTGCAGCGCGTGTCGAACGCGTGGCAGCCGGTCGCACGGCATCGCCCATGGACGAGCTGGTCCGCACCATCAAGGGCCTGCCATTCACGTTCGGGGATGCCTTCGAGCAGGGGCTTGCTGCGCTCAAGAAGGGCGACGTCGCGGGTGCGCTCGGCAGGCATGTAGGGCCAGGCGAGGCGGGATCCGGGATCCGCGGTGCGCTCGACCAGCTTCTCGCACGCGGTAGGGCAGGTCTGATCCCCGGCGTTGGGCCGCGGACCGTCTCCAACGCGCTCGATCCGACCAAGGAGATTCGACCCGGTCCGCACGCCGAGGCGCAGGCCGCCTTCGTCCTCGAGGCGCAGGTGCTCCAGAGCCTCCAAGGCGCGATCATGGAGGGCCAGACCCAGGCGACAGCGGCCGCACGCCCGAGGCGCCCCCGCCGCGGCCAGAGGCAGCGTGTGGCTCGCGATGTCGCGCGCGCGGCTGCCCTAGGACCCGCCGAACCGATGCCATGGGCCGCCGGAGCCCCAGAGGCACCCGCGGAGGTGGCTGCCGCTCCTGCTGGTCAGGTGTTCGAGTTCCCGCATCTGGCAGTGGCCGGAGCCGTGGAGGGCGGCGGTGGCGGCGGCGGTATCCCATTCTTCGGCGGACATGGCGGTGGGCCGGTGCCGGTCGAGGTGATGAACTGGCCCGGTGGATTCGAGCAGGGCGGCTCGGTGGCCGCCGCAGGGGTACAGCCGACCTCGAAGGACTTCGAGCGCATGTTCCAGCAGGCGCGCGAGGATGTTCAGGAGGCGGCGCAGAAACTCGGCGTCACACCGCCAGGCGGCGGCAAGAAGCAACCGGCTACCCCGAAGGCCAGACTTGCCGGTACGCCGCGCACAGAGGCACTGCGAGCTATCCAGGCGGGGACCCTGACACCCGAGCAGGCCGAGGGCATTCTCAACCCGCCGTTGGCGGCCGAGCCCACGGGTCTTGATCGAGCTCGCCAGGCGGTCGAGGAGCAGCTTGCTCAGGCACGGCAGGGCCTCCCGATCCGCGGATTCGCAACGTCGGTCGCGCAGTTGGCGGCTGGCGGTGGCCGGGGCAAGATCACCGCTCGCTTCCAGCGGGCTGGAGAGCTGTTGACGCAGGCAGGCGGATTCGCCACCGACACCGAGCGGCTCAACAAGCTCCAGTCGATCAACGCCGCCCAGCTCGACAACATCAACGCGAAGAAGGAGAAGGGCGGCAAGCTCACTAAGGTCGAGAAGGGCTTGCTCACGTCCCTGGTCGAGGACCAGAAGGAGATCGGCAAGCGTATTGCCTCCAACGAGGAGGCTCAGCAGGGCCTCGTCAACCAGGCCAGCCAGCTCGCTCGCCTGACTGGCGGCGAGAAGCTTGCCAACCTCGGCAAGAGCCTCGTCGGATCCATCGGAGGCACGCTTGCCTTCGGCACGGCGCTGGGCGCCGTGGCTGGTGCATCGGCCCTCGCTTTCAAGGCGCTGTCGCCGCTCGTGGAGCGGTCGCTGGGCTACCAGAACGTCAGCGCCGCCATCACCAACAACCTGGCCGAGCAGCAGAAGCAGCAGGGCGGCAACGTCAAGATGCTGGTCGAGCAGGAGCTCGCCACCAAGAATCTGACCAGGGCCAATGCGGCGCTGCTCGCCCCAGCCCTCCAGCGTCGAGCTGAGACGCAGGCCGGAGCACTCGCGATCCAGGGGCGGACGGAAGAAACGGCCGCTGCCGTCAACATCCAGAACGCGGAGTCGGGCAACCTCGGTCCGCGAGGCGGGGGGCGGACGCGGTTCAGTACCAACCCAGACATTTACACCTCCTCCGGTGGCCTCTTCAACACGTCGTTGTTCGCTCCGGTGCAGAGCACCCAAGAAGCGATCGCACGACAGCTCGATCTTGCGGGGCAGGGGCTCGGGACAGCGCCCCCAGGACCGGGGGAAACGGCGCTTAGGTCTCCTATCGAGACCCAGATACGTGCGCTTCTGGAGCCCATCTTTGGACCCGAGAAGGGACCCGCTGGCACGCCGGGATTCAAGCCGAATGTGACCGCGTTCCAGACCTTCCAGAATGATGTGAAGGCGGCCGGTCTTGGACTCCGGGCGGTAAAAGACCGAGGCGCCGATCTCGACAAGACCTTTGCTGCGCTCCAGGCGGCTGATCTTCAGGAGTTTGCCAATGCCGCCAAGAACAGCGGCATCGCGCTCCAGGGCCTCACTGGCGACGTCAAGAAGGATGCCGTCGCGGTCACGGTGCTCACCGAACAGCTCGGCAAGGCTGCCGCGCGCCGGACACCGGAGCAGATCATCGCGGGCCAGCAGGACCAGCTCCGCGGCATCCGGGCCGGGATCAACGCCGATCTTGGCCTCCAGCTCCGAACCTTCCTGCCCGCCCAGCGTGCGCTGAGCAGCCTGGCGCAGCCGCAGGCGGCCTTTGGTCGTGGCGTGGTGCCGCTCAACAACCTCGCGGATCGGCTGCCATTCGGCGGCCTGCCTCAGACAATCCGCGGCGAGCTCAACGTGCCGGGGCAGGTCACGGGGATCGGCGGCCAGTTCAAGGGCGTGCCGCCAGAGGCGATCGCTTCGTTCAGCCGCTACCGGAGCGAAGCCCAGGCCGCCATCGATGCGGTCAATGCCAAGGCCGCCGAGGGTGAGAAGGTCCTGCGCGACACGCTTCATGTACCGCAGGGCACGATCAACGAGCTGCGCGGCTTCGGGCAGCGCATCGACCAGATCAGCCAGAAGCAGGCGAACCTCCAGCTCGACCTCCAGTACAGCCAGTACAACCACCAGCTCTTCATCGCCAAGCGCACGCTGGGCGACATCGCGGGGCTGATCGGTCGCAGCGGTGGGACGGAGATCGGCGTGCTCCAGCGCGTCGACCTGCTGCTGGGCCGCCAGAACCAGAAGCTCGCCTTCAAGAGCCAGCTCATCGGGCAGCAGGCGCAGTCGCTCCAGTTCGAGCTCCAGCAGCGCCAGATCAACTTCCAGCGCTCGGTGGCGGGCTTCACCGCGCCTGGAGTCACGCCGGAGGAGAGGGCGGCCCGCATCGAAGAGGCCAAGATCGAGGCGGACTACTCCCAGAAGCAGCTCGACTTCCAGAAGCAGCAGTTCGACCTCGCCAAGCAGCAGTACGAGCTGTCGAAGAAGCAGTTTGAGAACCAGGTCGCGCTTCAGGATGCGCTGAATACTCGGGCCTTCACGGACCAGGCTGCGGCGATCGCCGAGATGGTGAAGGCGTTCCAGACCCAGGTCGAGGTGGCCGCGCTCGAGGAGCTCAAGTCTGCCATCGCGGCCCAGCGCGACCAGCTCGTGGCGGACATCTCAGCCCAGGCGTCCGCCGAAGAGCAGTACCTCAAGGCCGAGGCACAGTTCGCGACCGACCTGATGACGCAGACGGGACAGTTCACGGTCGGCATCGTCAACCAGGTGAAGAAGGTCTTCGATGAGATCCGTGCCTCGGTGCCGTGGTTCTTCGGAGGTGGTGGTGGCGGCGGAGGCGGCGGCAGCGGCATTCCCGGTGATACATCTGCCAAGCAGCGAGAGGGCGGCCATGCGGCTGGCATGCTGGGTGAGGTCACGCAGCCGACCTCGCTCGGTTACGCTGGCGAGGCTGGCAAGGAGCTGGTGGCGGTCATCCGCAATCCGCGGCCCTACCCGGTGGGTATGGGCACTAGCGGAGGCGGAGCGAGTGGAAGCTTCTCGCCGATCTACATCACGATCAGTGGCAACTCGGTCCGCGATGATCGCGATCTCGACGAGCTCGCCACGCGCGTCGGGCGTATTGTCGAAACCAACATGGGACGCCGAGCCTCGCAGTTCGGCTTCAGAACGACGAGGTAGGCATGGACGCAGTCGAAGTCGCGAAGCACCGCACCGCCTGGCGGGTCGAGAAGTACCGAGAGGACATCGGCCTCTGGGCTGGCCGCGAAGATCAGTTCTTCAGCCAGTTCCGGCCCTACGAGGTGGTAGAAGGCGAGGGGAACATCCTCGTCAACGCGGGCATCGCACTCATGCTGGATCTGCTCATCGGTGCGGGCGGAACCGTCTTCAGCAACGCGAACGCCTACCTCGGGGTGGGTGACAGCACGACCGCGGCCTCGGCGGGTCAGACCGATCTCCAGGCATCGACCAACAAGCTCCGCAAGGCGATGGATGCGACCTACCCTTCTCGGAGCGGACAGACTCTCACCTTCAAGTCATCGTTTGGCAGCGGTGACGCCAACTTTCACTGGAACGAGTGGGCGATCTTCAACGCCAGCTCGAGCGGCACCATGCTCAACCGCAAGGTGCAAGACTTCGGGACGAAGTCAGCGGGGACCTGGGTCCTGACCGCGACGGTGACCATCTCCTGATGACGGAGAACACCGCCAACACCTACGCGACCACGCTGAACAACGGCGGCACGCTGAACTCAGGCGATACATCGATGGTGGTCACGAGCGCCACCGGATCGCCAGCGGCCAACTTCCGGGTGAAGATCGAGAACGAGCTGATCCTCGTCACCGCCAAGAGTGGGACCACCTTTACCATCACGCGTGGGATCGAAGGCACAACGGCGGCCTCACACGCGGATGGAAGCGCGGTCACGCACGTTCTGACCTCTGCCTCGTTGGCCCAGTTGATCGCAGAAGGGGCCAGCGGCGCGACCTGGGTACAAGACATCAACGAGAGCGGCGCGAGCTTCTCGAACTGGACGGCGCTCGGTGGGTCATGGGACAGCGACGGCACGGTCATCCGGCACACCTCGGTCGCGAATGCGTGGCAGGAGTCTAAGTACAACACCCTGATCCCTCTTGGCTTTCCAGTTATCGCGGAAGCGGAGATACGGCTTCCGAGTGCAGGGCAAGGGACCGGGTCCTTCGTGCAGAGCGGCATCAAGATTGGCCGCACGGGCATCCTCTTCAGATATTCCGGGACGCAGGCCATCCTCCATCAGGACTTTGCGATCACGGACTACCGCGACTTTGCTTTCACGATCGCTCTGGACACCTGGTACAAGCTTCGTGCCGTCACCTCCGGCCCTCTGGTGAGCATCTATGTCGACGGCGTGCTCAAGGCCACGTCGTTGGTTGGCGGGACGGGTGCTGCTGACTACTTTGGCCTAGGTGGCTACAACTCGCTCATGCACTACCGCAACATCAAACTCTGGACGTTGAGGGGCGGAGCGCCAGCCTAGGGAGGCTAGAACATGGCCTTCACGGGGCAGCTCGGCACTGACGACAGCCAGCTCGGCGACATCGAGCTGGGGCTCGTCCCATCGGGGGGCGACAGCACTCCATCGGGCTCAGACTCCGGCTCTGGTACGGATGACGCGACTCTCGCTGTCGCAGTCAGCGACTCGGACTCCGGATCCGGTGCAGATGACGCCTCGGGCGGCGTCGCGGTCAGCGATTCCGACTCCGGTACAGGGTCCGACAACTCATCGAAGGAGATCGACGGCCTCGTCACCGAGGCTGGGACGGGTGTCGACAGCGCCATAGGCGGGTTCCAGGGCCAGACCTCGGAATCCGGCCACGGGACAGACTACGCCGCGATCGACAGCCCTGGACCGAGTGAGTCTGCTGCTGGATCAGACAGCGCACACGTCACGAAGTTCGGCGCGGACACGATCTCGGCCTGCGGCCCCTATTCCGGGCCGGTGCAGATCCTCTACGACGGGATCGATATCACGGCCTGCGTGCTGTTTGGGCAAACCAGCTTCAAGAGCGCAGCGAATGGTGCGGTCGGCACCTGCGAGATCCGGGTCAAGGACGTGGGCCATGCGTTCGGGTTCGTCGCAGGTCGCAGTCTCGAGCTGCGGATCAACGACGTGCGCGAATGGGCCGGATTCGTTGGCCGTGTCAAGAACGGCTACTTCTTCACCGGGTCGCTGAAGGCACCTGGCGACGTCGAGCGCTACTTCCAGCTCGACGGGGTCGACTTCAACGTCCTGTTCCAGAAGCGGATCATCTTCGACAAGGTCAAGCCGGAGACCATGCAGCTCACCACGTACCCGGCTGACACCGACGACGACGTCGTCATCAAGGCGTACCTGGAGAACCACCTCGACCTGAGCGGCGATGGCTTGAGCACCGCTGGCATCGAGCACGTGGGCACGCCGTCGCAGGATGACGAGATCAGCGGCTCGGCTGGCTGGACCTGGGGTCAGCTCGCTCGCTTCCTGCGCTTCAACACCGGGGCGCTCGATTACATCGACCCCGACAAGGTCATTATCCATACCGACGTCGACACGCCAGATGCACCGTTCAGCCTGGTCGATAGCCAGCCAGCCGACAGCTCCGAGGTCAGCGCGCGCGAGGTCGAGATCGAGTTCGGCGGAGACGCGCTGCGGAACGACGCCCTGGTCTGGGGACTCGGCCAGGGGTCGGTCCTACCCGTCTTCAAGCGGACAGAGGATGCGACGTCGATCGCTGACCACAACCGCTGGCAGGTCGCCAATGTGATGACCTCCGTGTGGAAGCAGGCCACAGTCGACCGCGCGTCGAGCTCCCTCGTCTACGGATCCCCGCAGAACAAGCGCGGTGGCAAGGATGACGCCGTCGCGGTGCGCCTGGTGACCTTCCAGCAGGGCTTCAGGGTGGGGCAGAAGGCTCAGTTCACCTCTGGGGTGTGGGGCTTCAGCGATGTGCTGCCGATCCGCTCCATGGAGATCGACTTCCCCACTCAGACCGACCCCCAGTACAGGCTGGTCCTCAGCCACGAGATCGACGATCCATGGGCCTCGATGGATCCGTTCAAGTTCAACTTCGACGTGCCCCCCGTCGACTTCAACATCGACATCCCGCCCTTCAAGCTCCCGCCATTCAACTTCTGCGCGGGGGCGTTCGTAGATACCTTCGACAACCGCGAGATCCCGAGGTCAATCCATTACAACTGGGACGAAGAGCATCTCCCCGGTGAGCTCTTCCACTTCTTTGGGCCATCCGATGTGATCCCGTGGGGGATCACGAGTGATGGGTTTCACCAGTGGCACGTCAATCAGAGCGATGAATCTGACAGGCTCGACCTGGGGGCGGAGAGCCTGCTGGGCGGCTTCGGGGTCGGCTCAGGGTTCCTCGGCAATGGCGCTGGGTTCATGTCCTTCGATAAGGACAACGTCGTTCCGAACTTTTCCTTCGCACAGATCCACTCCAATGAGATCCCCGCCATCTGGGATGGAGATTGGACCTTTGAGACGATCGTTCACCTCAATCATCACAAGACGTTTTCCGGTGAGCATGACCGCGTTACGCTGGACATCATCGCAGGCGACGCCAACGTCGCCCTGAGCCTAAGCTTCGATCCCGGCTTCTTCGCTGGCCCGTACTCACAGTTTGGAATGCAAGAGTCGAACTCCCTTACATACGAGACCAATCCCGACGGTCTCTCTCTCGGTTATGGAATCCCTTGGCACATCAAATGGGAACACTTCCCGTCGACGGGGGTTGCTCGGGCAAAGATCTGGGAAGAGGGAAGCCTGGAGCCCGATTGGCAACTGACCGACGATGTCTTTGACTACCGGCCCTACCGCCCATCCGATGTAGGGAGTCCGGACTTTCCAGACCTCATTATCGGCCCCGACTCTAGTCTCAGAACGGGGAGCGATCCGACCGATTACGTCAGGCTCGACTTCGAGTACATCTTCATCTACAGCCCCGATCTCGCAGTCTGCATTGATCCTCTTACCGTGCCGCCATCAGACCCAGGAATCGGTCCGGTCGCGGAACCCGGATCGCCGCGGAGCGCACCGCCAGGCTATCCGCCGACCTACAGTTACTTCAACACCTCGGCGCCGTTTTCCCCGGGATCGACGCGCGTCTGGCTGGATGGCCTTCTGCTGCGACGTGGCGTCGACTACGACGAGGGCGACCCCTACTACGGACATTTCATCATCATCCCGGACACGATCGATGTGACCGGCAAGACGGTCCTGATCGCTTACGATGCCGTGGTGGGAGGGTAGACTGTGGCCCGACTCCCGAGTACCGTAGTCATTCGGTACAGAGGCACCGACATCACGGCGCACGTGATGCCCGCGACGGCGCGGTTCGAGTCGCAGATGAGCGCGGCTCCGGGATCCTTCGAGATCACCGTGCGCGACAGGGACCAGAGCCTCTCCTTCGTCAGTGGCGGAGAGATCGAGCTCGACATCGATGGTGTGCCGATGTTCGGCGGCTTTGTCACCAACATTCGCCGCAAGTACGCCTTCCCTGCTGTCGACACGAGCAACCCCGCCGCGGTGAAATCTCGGCTGTGGGTGCTGACCGGAGTCGACTACAACATCCTGTTCGACAAGCGGGTCATCCGGAACCCTGCGGACTACCTGCACCAGCTCCCGAACTTCACCTCCGAGGACTTCGACGGCGATTTGATCCGCGAAGCCCTGGCTGGCAGCCGCTACATCGATGTCCCTGCTGGATTCGACACCGATTCGCAGGTCGAAAACACCGACGCCTACCGGACATACAACTCGCGGACCAATGGGGCGATCTCGTCGGGGGCAACGACCGTCACGGTCGACGACGTCGATAACCTGCCCGCGACCTTCCCTTTCCAGGCGATCATCAAGGATGACCCAACCACGTTCGCTAACCGGGAGATAGTCTCGATCACGGGACGCACGGGTCTAGTTTTCGACATCGTGCGTGCACAAGGTGGGTCGAGTGCGATTGCCCACGGCGATAACTCGTTTCTCCTGCACAAGTCGCCGGGGGCGTGGCCGCAGCAGGGGTCGCTGTGGCGACAGCTCATGGAGGACTTCACCCAGTTCTCCGGCGCGGGGTATTACCTGGCTGCGAACAAGGTGCTGCATCACCATGCGCTCGAGAGCCTCGAGGCCAGGTGGGGCTTCAGCGATCGCCCGAACAAGGACCCGATCACAGCCAGCCCGGTGGCGTACCAAGGAGCGACCTACGGACCGCGAGAGTTGGACGCCGTCCAGGACGGCGAGGTCATCATCAACGATGCTCTGGTGTGGGGCGGCAGCGAGTGGGCCGGAGCCGCTGGCGGAACGGTCTTCGCCAGGCGCCAGAACACTCCATCGCAGGATGACCATGGCCGCTGGCAGACCGGCGAGGTCCACATCGGCGAGGAGGGCTTCAAGACCTCGAAGGGTGTCGCTGCTCGAGCCAAGGTCATCGTCGATGGCGGCGCAACGGTCGGCGGAGGCTTCAATCCGGGGCTGGCGTTCGAGCAGTGGAACGTGTCACTGACCTGGTTTGCCCATGACGTCCCATTCCTGTCGGGAGTGCGCGATCACCTTCGTGCGGGCCAGCTCGTCCACATCGAGCTCCAGACCTTCGCGGTCGATGACATCCCGCTCGAGCACATCCTGCCGATGCGGAGCCTGAGCGTGACCTTCCCGGCCACCAAGGGTCCAAACGAGGCCGACGACAAGGAATCCTACGTCCAGTTCGACGGCACTTTCGGCCTTCAGCTCAGCGACCCGTTCACGCTCTGGCGCTACCTGTTGCGGGCGACCAAGCTGGGCAAGGCCAATCAGGTCGTTTCAGCGGTCGACGGGACAAACCCTGCGCCGTATGGATCGGTGCTGGCGGTCGAGCCTGAGCCGCCCACCGACAGCACGACAACCACCTTCCACTTGCCAGACGGCCGCGGCTACATCGGTGGCACGACCGAGGTCTACCTGACCGGCTCGCGCCTACGGCGCGGAGTCGACTACACCGAGAGCGATCCGATCAACGGCGTGATCGAGATGACCAATCCGCCTGACGGCGCGGACTGGCTCTGGATCGTCTGCCGCACGACTTAGCCACCCCACCCTTACCTCAGCACGCGGGGATCCCGTGGTCGACGTGCTGCCCATTTCCGGAGGGAGTCGCCCATGAAAACCGACCTGGTGGCCGCCATCAAGGTCTTCTTCACGTACAGCATCGCCACCTTCCTCATCGTCGGCACCTACTACGCGCTGGTGATCTATCCGTTCGAGCTGAGCGACAGCGTGAAGCTCTGGCTCACCGCCACCTCTGGCGGAGCGATCGCGTGGGTGTTCGGCGACCAGATCGCGAGCCGGGTGCAGCATCAGCAGCAGACGGCCTTCGACAAAGGACTCAGCGCAACGCCCAACGAGAAGCAGTAGGAGAAACCATGTTTGCAGACCTCCAGGCGCACATCGCTGCGCTCCCCCTTGCCATCCAGCTCATCGGGCTGATGGCGGTCCTCTCGGTCTTCGACTTCGCCGCCGCTTGCGTCGCGGCCGCCCGCAAGGGCAGCTTCGAGGGTACGCGGCTCGGTCAGTGGGTCGCCACCAAGGGCCTACCGATCATCACCGTGGCCTTGCTCTACGCGCTGGATACGAGCGTGAAGCTGGTCCAGATCGATCTGGGTGGAACCCAGCTCGGCGCGTTCGGCGCCCTGGCCTATGGGCAGGCGATCACCTTTATCGCAGGTGAGGCGCTCAGCATCAAGGGTCACCTGGCTCCAGATTCCCCAGCGGGCTGAGGTTGGCAGGGCAGAGTTACGGCCTGCCCCTGCGGTGCCTGAGTTGCGCGACACGATGGCTGGTCCCGGGCCTCAAGCCGGGGACTTGGTTTGCTGTGTTCGAGCAGAGTCGTTTCTGCCTGCTCAAGATCCCAGGGGTCAAGGCCGTACCCTGTCCGCATTGCGGTAGTCGACTGACCGCCACGAGGAGGTAGGATGGATCCGTCACTCGTCCAGGCGGTCACGGTTCTGGGTGCCGCGGGAGTGGCACTCTGGGTCATCCGCCTCCTCGTCAGTAATCCTCCCAGCCTTCATACGCACAGCGAGGTTGAAGGTCTCCGCGCAGACAAGGCCATCCTGTCGGATGCCAACCTCGCCCTGCGGAAAGCCCTCACCGACGTCAATAAGGACCTTGGGGAGATCTTGAAGCTCCTCCAGAATGGAAGCGGGGGCGCGAAGAGGGATGGCGGATGAGCCTGCTTGAGCGTATCCTTCGTGGGATGTTCGGACGGAAGCCGCCCGACCCCGAAGCCCGCATCGACCCGGCTGTGGCCCAGGCTGCCTCTGAGTCGCATGCCAAGATCCAGACTACCCAACAGCTCCTCTCTGAGCTGAGGTCTCGCACTGATGAAGCCCGTCTTGGTCGGGCGAGACTGATCTATGAGGAGGGGTTGT